TTTGCGTCATCTGCAACATCTCGCGTTTGCGGATCAGCTCGTCCAATTGCGCCTGTGCCGCCGCGAGCTCCGCATTATTGGCATTGACCTGCGTAAAGCGGTCGCTAAACCCGCCAACCTGCCCTTGCTTGCGCAACTCAATCAGCTCACGGGTTTTGTCAATATTATTTTGGATGGCGGCCTGTGTTTGGTTGTATTGTGCCTCCAGCTCCGCCTCACGCTCTCTCAGATACTGGTAGGCGGTTACTAACCCAAACACAGCGGTAATCGCCAGCCCGGTTGGCCCGCCCATTAATGCCATTAACCCACCGCGCAAACCACCCAAACCACCTTGCGCCAATGCAAGGGCTTTATTTGCCGTCGCCAAGCGTGCCACCGCAGCCGCCTCCGCGTCTGTTGCACGCGCCAAAGCCAGGGCGGATTGTGCCGCTTTAACCTCAATTGCGGCGCGGGCAATCAGAGTTTGATTAGCGGTTGCCATCAAATAGGTTTGCTTGACTAGACCGGCTGAGGTCTGTATCAAGCCCGCCATAAAACGCCCGACCATAATGCCGGCAACCACTAATGCCGCATTCCCTAGGACGTTTAAGTTTTGCGCCAATGTTGAGATAATCGTTGCGGCTACCGATGAGGCCGATAAGGCACCATCGGTTCGACCGACAAACTGCATCCAAGCGTTAGATAACTCATTTACCGCCCGCCCGATAGTTTTCGGCATTTGGTCGTATTGTGCCTGCACACCTTCGGCTGATTCACGCACCGCACGCAATACTACCTCTGTAGTCAACTCGCCATCTTCGGCCATTTTCCGTAGTTCACCGCGGGTTTTGCCAAGGGATTTTTGCAGCATTTCCAAAATAACCGGTGCTTGTTCGGCGACTGAGTTAAATTCTTCGCCGCGCAAGGTGCCAGAGGCCATACCCTGTGATAACTGGATAATGGCGGCGGATGCCTCTTGTGCGTTTGCGCCGGATACCACCATGCTTTGGTTGATGGTTTTGGTAAATTGCAACAACTCCTGGCTATTGGCACGATCACCCATTGCGCGATAGACACGGGTATATAGCTCGGCCGTAGCACCAAATAATTGTCCGGTGTCATTGGCAACCGTCATCAATTGGCGAAAGGTTTGACTTGCCTCCCGGTTAGATTTGGAGACTAGCTGAATGCGGGATTGGTAATTATTGTATTCATCTGCAGTTTGTGCGATTTGAGTTAAACCGATAGCCCCCACCGACAACCCTGTCAAACCAAGCAGCTCGCTTTTCATTTTGGCTAACTGCACGCTAATAGACTCTACACCTGCACGGGTTTTACCGAGTTTATTGGTAACAACATCGGCATTTTTGGCAAGGCTGTTAAATCCTTTTGCGCCCGCCTGTGCACCATCGGCAAGCCCTTTACCTGCAACCGATGTACGTTGCATTTCGGCCTCAAGTGACTTAAAATTACGTAAAGCATTATTTAAGTCCGCTTTAATTTTAAGAGCTAACGTTAAATTATCTGCCACAGGAAAGTCCTTATATGTTTGAGTCTAAACCGTTTAAACGCAAAGAAAGAATGATCACTCTCCTTGCTTGGGGAACCGTCTTGCTCCCGGTGATGATTTTATTGTTTGGCGGTATCAAAGCATTATTTTGGGGCGTGGTATGTGTTGGGCTTGTTGCCCTTATCGGTGTTATTATCAAATATCCGCTGGCTGCGCTCTTAGCCTTATACCTTGGCATCAACTGATAAGACCGTCTTACAAATCGACCGCACTTTTAAGGTGCGATCAACTCGTCTAAATACCCTTTCAAATCTTTACCGCCATTAACCCCGTATGCCGTATCGGTAGTGCGTGCTGCACGTTCGTTGCGCATTCGGATAATACTTTTACGATAAAACAACAATAATTGCCGGGCGGTGTAATCCAGTAGCGCAGGGTAGGGATGCCCATGCGCGACTAAATGCTCGATTACGCTTGCCCAGTCAAGGCGGCTATTGCCTCTGCCTGCTTGGCTTTGGCCATTGCCTCCAGTAGCGGACTCACGGCCTGTCGGGTAAAAAAATCGGAATTGACTGCCCACCACACCATCAGCAAGCCCT